AAGTTCGTCCGGCTCTCCTCGACCAGCAGCCCGAGCGGGTTGCCCGAGGCGTCGTACTCGACGCGGGGGACTTGGGCGATACCGTTAAAAGCGGACGCAGTTGACCCTCGTTCGAGCTGAGCGCCCCAGATTTCGATGTCGGCGCTGCCTGTCGCCAAACCGCCAAAGATAAGCGAAAGCGACATCGTGCCCGCGCCATATGCCGTGCTGGTATCTGCGGTGTGCGTCACGACCGCCCGCTGCCACACGCTGGAGGCGGTAAAGACTTGCTGTGTCGAAACACCCGGAACCCCGGCTTGGTTGTTGTTCAGACCAAACTCGCCTGTCCCTTTGTAGTAGATAGAGGCCGTTAAGACTTCGCCGTGCGTAGGCACAACGGACGTAGTGTTGTAGTGCTGAAGCGTCCCCGAGCCGCCGTACACCAGCCGCACAGATGTCTGTGTCCCGTATGGGGCGGTGCCGTAGTTATTTGTTGCTGTGACTTGGCTAGTCCAGCTATTGCCGAAGGGGTGGCTGTCTGGCACGAGGTTGTCGAGACGCGGCACGTATTGGCTCGGCGACCCCGCGACCTCAAACTGTGCGCCGAAGATTGTCACCGCGCCAGTGGCGGTATTGTCGAAATTGCCGCCCGGAGCAACGAAACTTGTGCCTACAGTCGGAAAGAACTGATACTTGTAAGTAGTCGTGGTGTAATTTGGATGACCCACCGTGATGCTGAACCGCCACCAATCACCGAAATCCTCGCGGTTCGCCTCAAGAATAGTAGGTTGCACTCCCTGTCTGTCGTTGAAAATGTAACTACCGTCTTGCGGCTTGATTTGCAGGTCGAACAGGCCGGTAGTTGGTCCGGTGCGCAAACGAAGGAGACAGACCTGATCTGTGACGGTGTTCGACTGTTTTTTGACGAAAATGCTCGCAGTGAAAACGAGGTCACTGCCGGGAGCGACGGAGTAATCAATAAATGCAAACCCGGCACTATCGTTGTCACTTATCGTTGTCGCGTTCGTTCCGCCAAACGGGTCCGCCTGTCCAGTCGTGAGTGACGGGCTAGAGCTATGAGTCCATCCCGCCGACGTTGAGAAATCGGTGGAATGAGGCACGAGGTTCTCCACGTACCCGTTAATGAGCTTGCCGTGTGGCCCCAAATATTTCGACTGCACGTTCCCCGTCTTGTTCTGCGTCACAATCTCGGTGGCGAGCTGGTCGCCGTTGGCTTTCGGCGCAGTCGGGCTTGTCGATGTCCGCCGGAAACTGCTGGCTTGCCCGTCGAAGTTCAAGTCGAGCGACGGAGCTTCGAAGGCGTTATCCGCGCTGAGACCGCCGAGGCTCGACACGCCGGGACGCGGTGAGCCGCTAGGCAACGGGTCCGCCCCGATGATGCCGCCGATGTATTTGTTTTTGCGACTCATGGGCTTACGTCACGTCAATCAGTTCGTAAGACACAACGGCTGTCACTGCGGATGTCGCGGTAACTTTGATTGTTTCGTTATTGTTGACGTACATGGGCGATGAAAGCACGTCCAAGCTGGCTTTAGCCGGGATGCTGACGTTGTTAACAAACGTGAACCCGGTAGTTCCGTCATGAAACTGCACGTCCACTTCTGCTGCCGCCGATGTGCTGTCGTTAGCAAGCAAGATAGCGTTGACTTTGTAGGTGTGGTTCGCGTTAGTAACCGCAACGATGTTGCTTTCAGTTGTGATTGTAGCAGTGCCTTCAGTCTTGCCCTGTAGGTCTGTAACAGCGGTAATGTTAGGCATGGGTCTGTTCCTTTTAGAATACGATGCTCATTGCGATGGCAAAGCCGGATGCGGCCTTGTCGTCTTGCAGCGCCTTGCCTTGGGCTGCGCTGAGCGGTGCGGTCGTGCTAGTGCTGGTGAGGTTGTCTACAACGTCGCCCGGTTGCAGGGCTGCGTCGGCTGTCGTGCCTTGCGCTGCCGTGGCAAAGTCGGTCGTCGCCGCTGCTGCTGCGGTGCCGAGGCCCGACACGTCCCCGGCTGCAATAGCCAGTGTTGACTTTACGGTGCTTGGATTGACGTTCACCCACTGCGCCGGGTTGCTGTTGTCGCGCATTAGGAAGTCTTGGTAGGACGGGCCTGTTGCAAAGGTAACGTCACCAGTTGCGCCCAGCGTAGCCGCTGCGTTGACTTGCACGCTGTTGTTCAGTGTCACCCAAACGGTATTGCCAGCGTCGTAGAACTTCAGATTGTTTGACGTGGTGTTGTAGTACAGGTCGCCATCGGTCAGCGGATCGCCGTTACCGTCCGCACTCGGGTCCGCGCTGTACGCACCAAGGTACGTCCGGTTAAAGGCTTGAAGCGCCGCCTCTGCCGCTGCCGCGTTCGTTGCCGCGTTCTGCAAGGCGGTCAGGTTTGCCGCTTGCGTCAGGGTCGTGATGTTACTGTCTTGCGCGGCCAACGTGTTCACGTTTGCGATAGACCCAGCCACGGTGCCGATTGTGTCTGAGCCGCTAAGGTCTGCGGCGACAACACCGATGTCAGCTTCGTCAGCGTTCACGGCTGTCACGTCGGCTGAAATGCTCGACACGTTCGAAACAGCAGCGTTGATGCCTGCCACTGTTGTCACATCGCTGGCGATTCCGGCCACGGTGCCGATTGTGTCTGACCCGCTCAGGTCCGTCGCGACAACGCCAATGTCAACCTCGTCGGCTGCTACAGCGTTCACGTTGGCGATTGAGCCGCCCACCGTGTTCACGTTTGCGATAGAGCCAGCCACGGTGCCAATCGTGTCAGAGCCACTAAGGTTTGCCGACACTACCCCGATGTCTGCTTGGTCTGCCACAACAGCCGTTACGTCTGCCGCAATGCCTGCCACGGTCGTAATGTCAGGCCCAATGCCGCTGTCCACGTCTACCTTGCGGATTGCGTCGTTGTCGGCTGTCGGCTGCGCGAGGTTCGTAATGCGCAGGTTCGTTGCGTCCCACGCCGTTTGCGTAATGTTCTTGCCCAGGGCAGTCGTAGTGTTTTGCCCGAATTCCTCAAGCGCGTAGTTAATTTGCGAGATCAGCGCGTTAATGTCTTCCGCACGCAGTGATGCGCCATCTTGGAACACAGTGATAAGCGTTGATATGTCCGTAACGCGGCTGATCGTAACAGTGTAACCGGATGCTAAAGCGGTGCCGCCATCTACGTTGTTGATCGTCCCGTATGCGACGACGCGAATTTGAAAGGTTGCGTCTGGTTTCTGAATCGCTACGTCGTAGTCCGCCGTGTTCGATAACTCATTTCCTACGCTATCGAATACAGTTACGCGTACGTCGCTCTCCCGCAGGAAAGGAAACGTGATGTTAAAGTCGCGCACGCTTCCGTCTGTGCTGTAAGTGTTTGGCGTATAGGCCATGTTACTGTTCCTCTGCTGGTGTCATGGCATTAGGGCCAAAAGACGGTGCCTCACCTGCCACTACAGCGGATGCTGAATTGGTAAATGGCACCACGTATGGAAGCTGGCTCGCACCCATAGTTATATAACGCATGAGCTGCGTAGTCGAATACTCTGTCGGGTCGCCAGTCATAAGGCGCTTGACGCCTTGCATGCTGTCTAACAGCCCCGTTACGGCTTGCAGGGTAGGGGCCGTGGGAATGGCACCACGACTAAGCTGCGTGTCTTGCCCAGCGTTGCTCATGATTTGCAACATTGGTGCAACGAATGTCATAGGTGCGGCCATCGCTGGAATGTAGCTAATGCTCATCTGCGCGACACGTGCCGGGTGCAAACCTTTTTCAAACCGCTCGCGTCGTTTGGTTTCACTCATTCCTGCCGTGCTGACGTACAGCTTGCTTAGGTACATCATCATGCTCGCCCCCAAGCCCCCGTACAGAATCAGCCGCGCTTTCTTTGCGTTGCCACTGCGCACCCTGGCGTTCAACGGTACAGCTTGCTTCTCAAACGCGTTCAAGCTGTACGTCATAAACTGCGTAAAGTATTTCATCAGGCCACCTTGCAGCATCGCCGGGGACATACCCATGCTGCTTTCTTGCACAAGCCTGTGCGCAAACTCGTTGAGTCGTAGCTCAAGGTCGTCGGCTAGCATGGACGCTTCGTCGCTCACGTCGTGCCAAAGGTCAGTCCGCAGGCTGCGCACGGTGCCTGTGTCTGCGTCTACCTCTGCGAACCGCTTGATAAGATCGTACGCTAAGTCCCGGCGTGGTCCGTCGGGCAAGTTCATAATGACGCCAAGGTCATATTCATCAAACGGATTGTTCTTGCCGTTAGCGCTTTTGAACAGGTTAGCAACGCTGCGCCTATACGTTAACGCACGCATTAACATAGTGATAGGCTTCAATAAGTTCAGCGCCATGCTTAACTCTCGCGCCCTACCTGTCATGTTGTAAAACTGCGCAGCTTTTGTCTGACCTTCCGCACGCATGTTTAGATCAGGGCGGTCAAAGCGGAACAGCGAGTTAGTGGGGTCAATCCCAGCCACGAACACCATGTCTTCCGCTGTCTGCGTGTCAAACTTTCCAGTTTTGTTTGCGCGTTTAAGATCGCTAAGCACACTGAAGTTTTCGTTCCAGAACTTCGCATTGCCTAACCCTACCGTTGAAGCTACCTGCACAAACTCAGGAATCTGCGCGAACATCACTTGAGGCAGGAACACTGCGGTCGTCAGGTTGCGTGCACCGTTGGTGATTTGTCCGAATGCAGAATCGAAGCCTGCTACTTGGCTGCGCGTTACGGGGTCAACGTCAATCATTTCGTCGTACGCCCGGTTCGGGTTGCGCCCTGCCGCAGTCATCAAGTCAAAGATGCCGCGATTAACACGATGCTTCTCACGCTGGATTGTCTTAGCGCTCGTCCCGCGCTTCTTTGCCTTTTCCTTATAGTCCTCAAACTGCTTGCGCATTCGCCGCACTTTGGTTGCTACGGTGTCGTCTTCTTTTAGAATGCCGCGCTTGCCCAGCACGCTTAGTCTGTTCGCACCCCAACGGGCAGAGTTAGCCAGGTTCAGCGCGTCACTTACGATCAGGTCTTCAAAGCTAATCCGGTCGCCTTTGCTGATACGACTGCTGCCCAGCGTTTCGTCTAAGCTTGCTGACAATCGCGTCACGTCGGCGTTGCTAAACCCAAGCTCACGCAATGACATACTGAACGTGTCGTCTAGCCCTAGCTTGCTGTTTAAAAAGTCTGCGTCTGGCCGTTTGCTGTTTGGACGCTGCTTGCGCACTAGAATGTTTGTGACAAGCTCTGCCATTTCTGCGGCTTCAACGTCGGTTGCGTCAGACTTGAACTCCCGCAGCAACGCCTCAACAATTTCTTCCTCTAGGTCGTCGCTCGTGAAGTAATCAATCCGACCTTCCCGTGCGTTGCGTACCCGGTCCACAACGTTGTCGTAGTATGCGCGCCCAAGGCGGTTCATGTACGTCTGAGCCTTGGCCGTAATCTCTGCGTCGTAGTTCTTGAGAATAAAGTCTGTCTTGAACTCAATCGTTGCGCCATCCCCGAAATCGTCAATGCGCACGCCATCAAGTTTAACGTCACCCAGCGCAACCTTGCGCGCCAAGTATTCTTTGGGCAGTCCTTGCTTTGCCACGATTGCGCCTGTGATAAGCTTGTGCATCTTTTCGCGCTCAAGCAGGTCATCAAGTAGCATTATGTTGCGATGACTGAACGCCCGTTTGTTGTACGTTTGGCCGTTTAGTTCGGTGAGAATGTCACTTTGGTAGATGTTACTCTCCACCATCTGTGCGCGTTTTTTCTCGTAGAATTTGTCTAAGTGGTCAGCCGCCTCGTCAATCTGTGGCTTAAGCTTGGCAAACACTTCGGGTTCCATCCGCAAGTCATCGGCTGTGATTTCTTTGCCCAAGTTACGGAATCGACGCGTGCGCTCAATTGCTACGAGGAAGTCACCTTCGTCTATCCCTGTGTCCGTCAGCGCGTCCGCCATGCTTTGCCGCAGTTGCTCAAGGCCCAGCGCGTCTTCAGCGTCAAACAAGCGCACCTCTGCTTCAAACTCAGGTGCACCCGCACGAATAACTCCGTCGTCAGTTTCTTGCAGAATGCCACCAAGCAACCGGGCAGTCTCACTGACCTCACCAAGCTTGCTCATCTGCGCGCTGCGCCGGGGGCTAAGCCACTCGTAAACGTTGCCTAAGAAAGTGTCTTGGCCGAAGACGCGGACAGGTTGCGTTGCCGCATCCCCTGCGCTTGCGCTGTTAACAAGGCGCACAACAGAACGCTCAGTTGAGTTAAGCGCTGCGACTGCCTCAAGGTTGCGCAGTTGCTTGCTCGTAGACGCTGCAATCATGCTGCTACCCACGCCGCCAAACAACCCGGTTGCCACAATGCTTGCCACGTCCATTTCGTTCTGACCGCTCAGCGCACTGCGACCTGGCTGCATGCCAAGCTCTACAGCAGCTTCAGCACCAAAGCCTGCCGTAAATGGCTTCCGCCCTATAAAAGACGTAGAGTTTGCAAGCCGCGCACCTTTCGACAATGCGCCTACCGTGCCACCTGTTGCAACGGCTACGCCCAAGTCAACGGGGTCCAGCAAGCCAGCGACAAGTGAAGCACCAACGCCAACCCCTTCCATTGTCTTGTCGCGCTTCGCAATGTACGCGCCTTGGTCCCGCACGTCTTGCTCAAACGTGGCGTACTTTCCGTTAGCAAGGAACCGAGTATCCCTGCGCAACTCATTGAATTGCGTTGGGCTAAGATTAAGGTCTCTCGCTACGCTTGCCGCTAAGTTGTACAGTTCGTCTGTTTCTTCGGCTGGCTGTGCGAAAGGGTTAGCGCGTTGGGCAATCAAGCGCTGCGTGAAGTTTTGCTCGCGTGCGTGATTAAGGTTCAAGGCGCGCACGACGTTTGCCGTGGTGCCGTACTGCATAGACCTAGCAACCCCACCTACGAAACCCTGTTCGTTGGTCTGGTCTTTGTACCCGTACTGACTAACCCACGTCATTGGCTAACCCTTTGCGCTTGCGTGTTGTGAATTGCTTCGTCAATCAACGCACGCGACACAGCAAACGCTGCGGTCTCACTGCCCATTGCGTACTGATACGAAAAGTCGATTGTGCTAATTTCGCCTGTTGCTTCGTCAGGCAAGGCGTCAAGCAGGACTTGTTCGGGAACCGTGTAGGCAATCATGGACCCGGTGTCGATTGAGCTTTCCATACCAATCCGCCGCGTCTGTGTAAGCTCACTGTTGAGAATGTTAGAACCCGTCAAGCTTACGACGCTTTGCGCGCCCAGCATCGGCTGCAAGTCTTTTGGGTCTAAGTCCACAACAAAGTCACGCCCGTCCGCTAGCTGCACGGTAGCCTGCAACCGCTGCGTATAGTTTTTATCAAAGCTCTTAGTGTTGTTCAACAAGTACGCAGGCGCGCTGGTTCCGTCTTGTCCCATGATGTTGACGCGTGTGCTGCCAGCGTCCTCTAAGTCAAAGTGTGCAAACCCTTGAATGCCGGGTACACCTTCCTTGCCTTCAACTAAAACGTTGCGTGCAATGAAGCTTTTAGGCGACTCAGCGATGTAGGCAGACTGATTGCCAATAACTAGGCTGTCCAAAATGCCATTCATGGCGTCTTTGCGCCCTGCTTCCTCAAGTGGTCCGCGAAAGTTCTCAACAAAAACGCCAGCCACAATGCGCGCCACGTTCTTTTCGTAAACATCTTGCGTTCCAAAAACGCGTTCGTTGATGCCTGATAGCGCGTCACCGACTGGTGAAAGCATGTTGCGGTCTTTGTTAACCCACCGGGCAGATACATCAGTTAACAAGTTGTCGAACAACACGCCGCTTGAGTCTGCGATTGTAATGCTCTTGGTTTTAAGCGTCTTGTTCATCGCGTCGTTTGTTAGCTTAGCGATTTTCTGCTGTGTTTCCGCGCTGCGCCCAAACAGCCCAAGCTCTGCGGCTTGCGTAACAACTTCCAGCCGCACTACGTCGGCAAGCTGCGGCTCTACGCCACCAATCTGCAAGTCCGTGATGAACTGCAAAGTATCTTGCCCAATGTTGTTCTGCACTATGGAGTCGATTGCGAGCGCGGCGTCTGCAAAAGTACCACCCTCTTGCTGTACCCGCATCGCGGCAAGTGCAGCCAACGGGTCGCCTTGGAACGTCTCAACAATGTCAACGTTTGCGCTCAGCGCAGACTCTACGATCAGGTTAAACTGGCCCATGTCCATGCGCCCAAGTTCATCCGGTTCGATGTTAAGCTGATCTAGCAGTTTCGCACCGTATCCCGGCATGCCCCACGATTGCGCTTGCTCAAATACACCACGCAACATTCCGGCGTCTTCTTTTGCTAACGCTGCGTTTGCTTGCTCATTTAAAAGCTGATTGCGTGCTGCTTTTTCCGCAGACAATTCGGTTTTAAAGACAGTGCGAAGCTTCCCGTCTTCTCCCTGTCTTAACACTTCGTACGGCGCTAGTGGTCCGTTGGCTGTCACAGCTTGTGTAAAACGTTCCGCGTTAAAAGTTTCCTTAAGTGCTTTTTCTTGATAGTCGCCTACAGTTTCTAGAACGTCTGCTGCATCTTGGAACAAGGTGTTACCCCCGTTGCCCGTCTGAATTTTGCCAAACAAATCGGTAACGGCTTTGCTACTCATTATTTCTTGCAAAGTGCCTAGCTTCTGCGTGAAATCATTTAGCTGAGCGCCATTAAGCTCAGTAGATTCTGAAAGCGCGCTGTAAGACTCCAAGTCGCCAAGCAAATCTAATGTAAACTTTTTGATGTCGATTGGCCGTTGCCGCAACAGTGCCTCAGCTTTTGTCTCACCTCGTTTGTCTGCGCTTTGCACCTCCACTTGCACTGCGTTGATAGCGTAATTGTCACTATTTTCTCTTGCAGTAGCTCTAAGCTTTTCTGTGAACGTACCCCACGCTTTCAGTTTTGCAAGATCACCGTTTTCTAAATGCGTTTCAATCTCTTCAATGCTTAAACCGCTTTCGCTAGATATTAACGCTTTGAACACTTCCACTGGCTCGCCGTGTCTAGCAATCAGTTGGTTCATTTCGCTGCCGCTTAAGTCTTCGATAAACGGAATGATTTTAGTTTGTTCAGCGTACTCGTAGTTAAGCTTGATTTCGTTTTTGGCGTCTTGGAACGCTGCGTTGAGCATGCTGGACTGCACGTTGTCGAACGCTTTGTAAAACCGTTGGTAGGCGCGCTGCACGTGGGGCAGGTTACGGAACGACTGTTCGTCAATCTTGCCGCCCGTGTTGCTTTCGATGATGTTGCGATACATGTTCAACTCAGCGCGAAGTTGTGCGCCTGCGGCTTGCACTGCGTCCACCGCTGCGCTTGCTGAACCGTCTTCGGCAAACCACTCAGCGTAGTCAGCGCCTAGCTGTGTCTGAAGCGCTGCGGCAACCGCGTCATCTGTGAAGCCAACGGTCATAGCGTCTCCGCTCTCGCCGCCGTTCACTGCCACGCCGTAACCTTCCAGCGCTTGCACGGCTACGTTTCCGCTAGGGTCAGAACCGTCCATTGCCAACGGGCGCGCACCGTCGTCTGCGGCAATGTTAATCTTGTTCCCTGGTAGCCCCTCTTGCCGCATTGCTTGCAGGTTAGGGATAAGTGTATCCAACGCAAACTGCCGTTCCGTGATGATGTTACCATCTACGTTCATCACTGCACCTTCGCGCCCTTCCTCGTGCGGAGCCATGATTACCGCCCCGTCGATTGCACCGAGCGTGCGCATCAGCAGGTTTGCGTACCGCTTTTGGAACTCGGGCAGCATAAAGATTTGCACGGCCATCGGGTCTTCGGCAAAGAATGGCTCAGTGTGAATCGTGTTGCTAAGCCCACGGTTGCCCCCGCCGCTTACTTGTATGCCGTTGCCTTGGCTCAGCGTGTAACCTTCATACCCAAATTCTTGGAAAAGTTTCTGCACACCGTCCACGTACGCCTTGGCTTGCTTTGTCTGCTGCGGCGTAGCGCTGGGGGGAATGACAACAAGCGCGCCACTTGCTCCCGGCGTGCTGTTGAAGTCCAAGCTAATCCGCATTTGGTTAGGCTTAAGGTCGTACGCCTCACGACTACCTGCAAAAATCTCAGCGGACCCTGCGGTATTGCGAACAAGCTTGCCTGTTTTAAAAGCCGCTTGTCCTTCGCTGAACAGTTGACCCCAAGGCATGTTGGGCAAGGCTTCAAAGATTTTGTCTGTGTTGTACCCACTGATTTCAGCGCGCATAGTGCCTTGCACAAATGCAGCTTTTGCCGCCGTGTCAGACAACACTGCGTCTGCATCCAAGCCAAAGTCGCGCATGATGCTTAGACGGTCCCTGTAAGCTTGCAGTGTGGCTTGGCGGCTTTCTTCGTCGTCAAACTTTGTGTCTTCAACCGGGCCAGTAAGATTAAGCCCAAACCACTGGCGCACTGCTTGGTCAACGGAGCCTTCGCTGACGCCACGATACTGCGCCCAGAAGCCCATATAGCGCACGCCATCTTCCATGCTTTTGAACGCAGGCACGGCACGTTGCACTTTGTCCAGGTTCAGCAGGTCCGTGCCGTTAGACACAATGTCCGCACCAAACACGTCGTAGGCTTTTTGCTTCACGCTTTCGGGCGCGTCGGCAATCCAGTTGATAAAGCCAGGGTTATTAAGCTCAAGGTTCGCTGGGGTGTTGACGCCAACTTGCTCACCCAGCGCAGCGTATTGCGTACTGCCTGGTGTTGCCGCTGGGGTAACGGTGTAGTTCACACCGCTAGTGCGTCCTGCTTGCTCGATTGCACTGTAAAGGTCAGGCGCAATGTCCGTGTTGTGCACGGTAACGCCGCCTTGCGACATATCGTTGCTGACCGTTGGGAACGCACCCAAGCCAGCCATCACGCTTTCGCCCAAGGCAAACGCAGCGTTGTTGCCTTGTGCGTTCATAATGCTGAATTCTTCAGCAGCGCTAAGCTGGTCGCGAATGTCCGCGTCTTGCTCACGCAGAACGGCTAGCTGCAAGCGCTCCCTGTCCGCCTGCAAAGCGAATGCGTTACGCTGTTCTTGCAGGTCCAAGCGCTTCTGTTGAATCTGCAAGTCTTTCTGGCGCTGTTCGCCACGCAGTTGCTCGCGCTGGTTCTCCATAATCGCGCCACTCAGCTGATTGAACCGCTGGCCCAGCGCTCCGTAGCTATCCGCTAACGAACCTGTTGCGCGCCGCAGTTGCCCGTATGCCTGCGCAAGCTCACCCAATGCGCTGGCTTCACGGTCGTCAAGCAATGGGCGGAAGTAGCTATCACGCCGTGCAACGGGTGCTGCACCAGGATTGATTGGAGAGATAAATTCAACCATTGTTACCGCCCGTATGGATTGAAGTTAAGAAGGTTGCGCGCTGCCACGTTTGTCATGGCCGTACCCAGCGCGGCGTTTGCTTGATTGTACTGCATCTGGTTGTTCAAGCCCTGCATGGTCATGGCGCTACTTTGCTGCATAGTGCTGCGCTGCGACTGCAAGCTTTGGATGTTTGTAAACGCGTTGGTGAACCCGGTTACTGCGCCGATTGCCGTACCAAATGCCTGTAGCTGCGTCTGTTGCGCGCCGATGTAAGCGGCTTGTCTGCGCACCTCAATCGCTTGGATTTGTGCTGGCGACATACGCGGCTCCAAGACGCTAGCAATACGCGCAGTGGTCTCGTCACGCGCTTGCTCTTTAAGTGCTTGGCCGTAGCGCCGCATAGCCTTTGCCCGGTTCGCCAGACGGTTTTCGTTGCGTCCGCTCTCTGCGTTGATTGCAGCAATTGTGTCTTGCACAGAAACACCTGACCTACCCAGCGTGGCGTTTGTTGCTTGCGTTGTGCCGCGCACGTTACGTGCTGCAACTAACTGGTCAAACGCTTGGCGCTGTACCTCTTTGACGTTCTCTACTGTTTGTTCGTCAATCTGTTCTTGCTGTAGCGCGAAGCTATCAAGAGCCAGTTTCTTGTTGGTTTCGTATTGCCGTTGCTGCGCAGCGTATTGCTCAAGCAGCATTTGACGCTCAACGCTTGCTTGCTTGTCAGCCAGCGCACGCTGTTGCCCAGCGAGACGGGCTTGCTGCCCAGCCATCGCCAGGTTCATGACCGGGCCGATAAAACTAGCTACTGCGGTGCACATGCCGTAAATCCTCGCGGTGCAGGTAGAAGGCCTTGAAGTAAGCGCCGTTCCACTTTTGAATCTTAGGGTGCCACTGTGCGCCAAGCCACGTCAGCCAACGTTCGTGAAGCTGATTGCTTGTGTGCACTAGGTTGACGAAGGTAAGCCAATCGCCGTGTTCGTACATTTGCTCAAGCACGTCACCACTGCGGCGCAGAAATGTTGTGGCGTGGTCGTAAACCCAATCGGTTGTCACCATCCATGCAACGCCAACTTCGTCTTGGTCTGTACGCACCACGCCAGCCAAAGCTACAGGCGTACCGTCCGCTTCCCCGGCCAGCAAAATGCTGCTGTTTTCTGCGCTTGTTTCAACTTGCTCGACTGGTGGCACGTCTTTGTTCACGTAACGCGCCTCGACAAGATCAGGTTCCCGCAAGTTGTTTGCGACGTGGTGAACGTGGTGCTGCTTAGCGGGTACAATCTCAAACGTCATCGCACACTCACAGCCTTCGGGCTTACAAACCCTTGCCACTCAAGTGACGTTAACGTGCTTGGCAAGACCGTACTGTTCTTAAAGACAATCTTGCACTTTTGGTTCTGCGCGAACACAGGGAACCGGAAGCTTTCAGACGCGAACCGTCGCGTGCCTAACGAAAAGTCTGCAACACCCGGTTTAAAAGCCTCGTAGTCGTACTTACGCGCCTGCCTACCGTCCGCTGTAACCTCTACGTCAAACGAGCTAGTGTCATCACAGGTTACGGTGCAGTACCGAAGTTGTAAGCGTGCGTCGGTTTTTCCAACGTTAGACTCACCTGCTTTATAGAAGATTGGCGATTGCTCGTAGGTCAGCGTGTACGCCCTGCCTATCACAAAGTCTGGCGTAACTGCTGTCGTGATGTTGTTCAGCACCCTGTCTTCCGGCGTAAGGAACACACCGTCCAAACGCCCTATAACAATGACCTTTGTGTTGTCTGTGTTCACAACGATTGCGTTTATCGCGTCTGCATTTGCCTGCGTCGGGCTTGCCAAGAACGTTCCCGTCGCTGCGGCTAGAGCTGCCTGACTGCTTGCGCTGTCAATCTCAATGTTCAACGCCGCAACCAACGGAGTGCCGACGCCGTATGCTGCTGCGTCCGTAAAGATTGTGCGAATGTCTGTCGCTGTTGTTTTGTACGGAAGCTCAACAACACTAAAGTCCAAGCCATCAGGAAGCGGGATAGCAAGCAAATTGCTGCTGCTTAGTGAACTAGTGCTGTACGCAAACGCGTTTTGATTAGCTTGACTTACCCCGTCGGCGCTGTCCTGTCTGTCACCTTCAACGTTAATACATTGCGCACGCGTCACTCGAAAATCAGCAAGAACTGGGAACGACTTAGGATTCACCTCTGTGATTTCATTGAGCGGGATGCGCACCATATGCGTCCTCTCTTGGTACGCGCCAAAGTTCGTCCCGGTGCTGTTGTCTAGCTCAAGCGTCTTGACGTAATCCGGCACGCGTACAGCACAGATAAGATGCAGGTAGTCTTCAAGTACCTCAACGTTAACAATGCGCGTGTCGTCTTCAAGTAACCACTTACTCCACGCACTCTGCAAACGTTGGTTTGTTGCGTCGTAATAGTTGTACACGTACAAACAATTCGTATTCGTATGCGATAGCGCAATAAGAATGTTTTTCTTTGCGCTGTACGCCAGCTTGTGCACGTCGCTAGGAATGTACTTAGGGACTTGCGTAGTGACCTCGTTACTTTCCAAAATGTCCGTATCAATGTCAGCGCGGAACTCTCGCACTGTCGTACGTTCAACGTCGTTTACTGCTGCAAATACGCTTTTGCCGACGCGCTGTGGCCGCGCAAGCAGTGACGTAGCGTGAGCGCCTGTCTGCTGGATAAGGCTTGTTGCTGGGGTTAGTGCGCCACTAGACACCAAGCGATATTGAGCGCGCTCGCTAAACAGAAGCAACGTGTTTGCAAACGGGGCGGCGTAGTTAAGCTTTGCCACGTCGCCCGTCGAAGCGTTTAGATCAATCCGGTCGTCATCTAGTAACTGCACAACCGTTGAGCGAAAAAAGTTTGTAGTCTGTCCGTAGTCAGTCCCGCTCAAAATTATATTTTCTCCCGCGAGAAAACCAAGGCGACCGCCGTGAACAAAAACGTCATTGATCGTAGAGCCAACAAACGAAGGTACTGCGTTGCTGTCGCTATCGCCAGAAATACGCGGGGCATACTGGTGGCGGGTCAACGTGAAATATGGCGTACCGTCCTCTTCAAACAGTCGCTGGATTTTATGCGGAAGGGTACCCTCATCCAAAATGTACGGTGTCTGATAGGTCTCCACGTACTTTTCTTGATTGTAATCGGCAAGAACGTAGTACCCACTGTCACCAATGTCACCCCCCACAAGCGTTACAGCTCCCGGTGCCGCTGTTCCTGAGCCGGGACCACCTGTGCTAAGGGCGGCTAGGTCTTGGAATGTGCCGACTGACGGAAAGTTGTTACCTGTGTTTACAACTGTGTGAGTCAGAGTAGCGACTGACCAAGGCTGCACATCAGGGAAGACGTTGGGGCCAAGCCAATCGCTCGCAGAATGCTCTCCTGCGACAACAAAGATAATATCGTTTAGCAGCGTTTCTTCAGCAGTGGTCAGCCCTGACCCACTAGCAATTCCAGTGTTGCTAAATGCACTTCCAGCTATTGAGTGTACGCTTAACCCACCCCCAGGCGAAAGGTTCCCAAAATCAATGTCAGGATTAGCATGAGGCCGGATAGCATCGCCAGCATAACTGTGGAGCGTAGGGTGGTCGTTTACGCGCAAAAGTCGATACGTTGCACCGTTGTCGTCGGATATTTCTAGCTTACCCGTTGTTGCGTTAATGTTTAAATCATAGGTCAACGTGCGCCCGTTTACTGTTGGCCTGCTTGAAGACGGCCCATAAGCGCCAGCGGTGCGCGACTTAATCGTATAATCAATGTATGAATTTTGTTGGTGATCGACATACGTGGTTGAAAAGAATGGCCCTGCAAGCAAGTCATTTGGCGACAAACTGTATGTACCTGCGGACGTAATACTTCTTTGCAGCATTTGCGCAAGAAGTTGTGGTGCGTTTGTGTATGACCCCACAGTTGGAATAATGAAGTAAGTGTATTGGTTGACGTTAGCTGCCGCACCTGTATCGGGTCGAGTTGCATCCGCGTTAGCGCGGTCAGTGAACGTCACGGAAAGCGAGGTAAAAAAGCTGCTTAACGACGTTGTATTACTAGAGACAGCACCGATTGCAATATTACGATTGTCAACTTGAAACCCCCACTGTTGGCCGCTGCTTTGGTTTAGGACTGAATTACTTATCTGAATGCGGA